CTATTATTTACCGTTCATTATTTATTAGGAATTACCTAGATATACTTTAATAAACTAAATTACATAATCAATTAATATACTAATCTAAAAATGGGAGGTGGTCTTATGCAACTCGTCGCCTATGGCGCACAAGATATTTATCTTACTGGTAATCCTCAAATTACCTTCTTCAAGGTAGTTTACCGTCGTCACACTAACTTTGCTATGGAATCAATTGAACAAACTTTCAATGGTGCCGTTGGCTTTGGAACTCGTGTAACCGCAACTATCAGCCGCAATGGTGATTTAATCAAGGATATGTGGCTTGAAATGTTTGTTGATGGAACTACTGGAGCTGTTTATGGTGTTGGTAATGCCCTAGTTAAACAGGTTGAAATCGAAATCGGTGGCCAACTAATTGACCGTCAATATGGTGAATGGCTCGATATCTGGTCTGAACTCTCTGTTCCTGAAGGTAAGCGTGCGGGTTATGATGAAATGGTTGGTAATACTGGTAGCACTGCAAAGAAACTTGATGTTCCACTTATGTTCTGGTTTAATCGCAACCCTGGTCTTGCTCTTCCTCTTATTGCTCTCCAATACCACGAAGTCAAGATTAACCTTGATATTGCACCAGCATTAGACGGGTATAGCGGAACTCCTACTACATTCGATGTAAAACTCTGGGTTGATTACATCTACCTTGATACTGATGAACGCCGTCGTTTTGCCCAAGTTAGCCATGAATATCTCATTGAGCAACTCCAATTTACTGGTGATGCTTCTATTTCTGGTGGTTCATTCCGCACTGAACTCAACTTTAATCACCCATGCAAGGAACTTATCTGGGTTTACCAGCTTGATTCAGCAAAACGTGGTGTTTCAGGTGGTAATGCTGAGCCTTGCCAATTTGCGACCCTCGAAAATGATTCTGAACAAAATGGCCCAAGTGCTATTCTCAAACTCAATGGTCAAGACCGCTTCCAAGAACGCCGTATGGAATATTTCCGTAATGTTCAAGGCTTCAAGCACCATACACACACAGCACGAATTGATAACTCTCAATACATCTACCTCTACTCTTTTGCTCTTAACCCCGAAGAACACCAGCCTAGCGGCACCTGCAACTTCTCCCGAATTGATAACACGGTTCTTAGCTTCAACAATCTTGGTTCTCTCTCTGGAAACAATGCGGGTGCTGTTGCTGGTATTGTTAAGGTATTCGCTGTTAACTACAACGTCCTCCGTATCATGAGTGGTATGGGTGGGTTAGCATATTCTAACTAAGCAAAAAAAAATTGCGATTGATTCAACCACATTAACAGTATTTTTTTTTATATCATTTTTTTTGATTAGTAATCAAATACCGACAAAATTGAGTGTCAAATTCAGTCTTTAAATGATATGCCTATTCTAACTAAGGATAGTAAAGACTACAGCAAAAATAAATACACCGAAGAAACAGTAAAAATAAATATAAATTAGAGTTTTTACCGTTCAATATTTGTTAGGAATTACCTAGATATACTTTAATAAACTAAATTACTTAATCAATTAATATACTAATCTAAAAAATGGGAGGTGGTCTTATGCAACTCGTCGCCTATGGCGCACAAGATATTTACCTTACTGGTAATCCTCAAATTACCTTCTTCAAGGTAGTGTACCGTCGTCACACTAACTTTGCTATGGAATCAATTGAACAAACTTTCAATGGTGCCGTTGGCTTTGACCGTCGTGTGACTGCCACCATCAGCCGTAATGGTGACCTTATCAAGGATATGTGGCTTGAAGTGTTTGTTAGCTCTGACACTAGTTCCAAATATGGTGTAGGGAATGTTCTTGTTAAGCAAGTTGAAGTTGAAATTGGTGGGCAACTCATTGACCGCCAATATGGTGAATGGATGGACATTTGGTCTGAACTCTCTGTCCCTGAAGGCAAGCGTCTTGGCTATGATACATTAGTTGGAAATAAATTTACTTCTGAATCAAATCAAAAGCTTGATGTTCCTCTTATGTTCTGGTTCAACCGCAATCCTGGTCTTGCTCTTCCCCTCATCGCTCTTCAATACCATGAAGTCAAGATTAACCTTGATATTGCCACAAAAGCAGACTGTTTTGGTTCTGCAACTGAACCTACACTTGCTCTTAAATTATGGGTTGATTATATCTACCTTGATACTGATGAACGCCGCCGTTTCGCACAAGTTAGCCACGAATACCTCATTGAACAACTCCAATTTACTGGTGATGCTTCTATGTCATCTGGAGCAACTAGTTTCCGTACTGAGCTCAACTTCAACCACCCGTGCAAAGAACTTATTTGGGTTTATCAAACATCCGCACAAGCACGTGGAGTAGGAAATGGCTCTACACCTTGCCAATTTTCTTCATTAGAGGTTGATACTCAGTCAAATGGACCAAGCGCAATCCTTAAGCTTAATGGTCAGGACCGCTTCCAAGAACGCCGTATGGAATATTTCCGCCGCGTCCAAGGCTTCAAGCATCACACACACTCTGTCCGTACAACTCAACTTGTGAAGACCGGTGAAAATATGACATATTCTCAATACATCTACCTCTACTCTTTCGCTCTTAACCCCGAAGAACACCAACCTAGCGGCACCTGCAACTTCTCTCGTATTGATAACACTATTCTTAGCTTCAGCAACCTTGGTTATCTAACTACTAGCCAAGGAGCCCCCACTGGTGCTGCTGCCGGTATTGTTAAGGTCTTCGCTGTCAACTACAACGTCCTCCGTATCATGAGTGGTATGGGTGGGTTAGCATATTCCAACTAAAGTTAGAATATTTGTCTTGCTTATTCCAACTAAGCATAAATCTTGTGTTTTTTTCCGTTTTTCAATCAAATATAAATTAAACAAATCAAAACATAATCCTAGCATCATCTCCTCTTAGCCATCGGGTTCTTACCTCTGGTTTCATCTACGCTTTGCCATCTGGTTCTTACCTCTGGCTTCATCTTCGCTTTGCCATCTGGTTCTTACCTCTGGCTTCATCTTCGCTTTGCCATAGGAACAAATGGTACTCCAATAGCCGACATTATATCCTCTTCCGTATCTAGGTTAGGAACAGCCATAGAACCGCGATAAAGCCCGAATTCATTAAGTTTCAGCCCGCGTTTTTTAGCAGCCAATCGTAAAATCTGGTTAAAATCCCGACCGCTTGTGAAATATAGCCGGCCAAACACTTTGGATTGTTCCGGAATTAGGCGGATATCTACGTGTCTTACTGGGTGTCGGCCATCAAGTCGTAGAAGGGATAATAGTTTAGATTCACCCCTAGCATATAGTCCGACTTGTAGCCCCTGTGCTGTCATCAATTCAGATAATTCTTTAGTAAGCTCGGCACCATACCGTTTCAAATCTTTTAAATCCTGTATTAATGGCGTGAATATTAAGATGTCAATATCTTTACTTTCCAATCGTCCACTAGGATAACTGCCGGCTAATTCAAATTCCGGGTGCCATTTCTTATTGAATTCCGCACTATCTCCAATGCGGGTAATTCGGGTTAATTCGCGTAACATACTTTCGGCCTCAGTCCGTGGTATCTTCTTAATCAAGTCCTGATGATGTGTGAGCCCTAGTTGTTCTAGGTTATTCAACACAACTTTTCCTGTTTCAACTGCAGCCATCAAGTCATCAGTAGTATGAATGCCCTGACGATGTAATGCCAATGCCCGGGCGGGACCAATACCTAACACCGCACCTACATCTTGTAAAGCGGCTTCTTGTGCCTTTGCGAGTTTGTCAGTAATGTCTAAGGCCTTGAAAACTTCCATTTCCCCGTCCCGCACATATTCATTCACTTTCTTAACCATCTTAGCACCAATCCCGGGTAAGTGGGCGATTTGCTGACCACTCATAATTTCCTCCGGGTAATTCTTAATAACCAACCACGCCCGCCCGTATGCTAGGGCCCGGATTTTATCGGGTTCAACCAATGTATAATAGTCTTTGAGCTGCCGGACTTTATTCAGAAGACCCAAATTAGCCGGGTTCTGAACACTAAGATTGGTGGCCATAAATTTATTTGCTGTGCTAGGACTAGTTTTGTGCTTTTTCGCAATCTTTATTGTTTCTTTGTGTGGCCTTATTGATGCCGCACTTTTAGCTATCCTAGTAGTGCTTCGTATCCTAGAACCTAACTCTGACCGGGAACCAACCTTATGAGTTAATCGCCAATCACATCCTGCCCGGCTAACACCATCCCGGAATTGGCTTAAAAGCCCGATTTCTTGGGCATACAGTTCGCCGTCTGGATTACTTGATGACCCAGCCCGATGAGTTTCTAATATGATTGGAATCCGGCGTTGTTTGGCAAATGCAACTAATTCCCGAATGACAGATAAGCAATTGTCATCTTGGAATATATATCCATCAGCTAGGCCAGTGTGTTGGTCTTTGCGTGAGCCTAGTTGTTGCCGGCTATCATTAAGATGGATGCTACGGAGATGTTCTAGGCCAATTTTCTTGTCAAATTCGCTGAGATAATCTTTGAGACCTTTTGGTGTGCGGATATCTACACCGGCAGCAAATAAGTGGGCGGTATCCACGCAAATACCCAAATGGTTTCGTGCGGCGGCTGTAAGTGGTGTTATCGAATCTGGGTGTAAGTAGTTATCCGGATTGGCGACCGATTTGGCCCGCGAAATTTTGGTGTTTTTTGCGGTTGGGTTTTGGTTTTTTTCTGGTGCTGTATGTTTGCTCTGGCTGCCACAAATCATTGTCCAAAGCTCTGCTAGGTCATCTAGGTTAGCCGCTATTTGTGTTCCTTGTCCGGCAGGTGTTTCTAGGCATAGTCGGACATCCGGTGTATTCGTCAGCATCCATTTTAAAGTGTGCCGGACATTGGCGGCCATATTCTCGTATGCTGCTTCCCGGGTAAGTGTCATCCGGTTGCCGATGTGAAGCACTACTAGGCCACCACCCAGTTTTTGGGCTTGCGCGAGGTCCCACCTAAGATTAGTATGTGCGAATTGTATCCGGCCACTTGTCGGCGGCCAGGAGCAAAAATTCAAGACATATACTG